CATCAGACGCAACCAAGTCTCTTACATTGCTATCTGTACCTGCCGCAGAGCCATTTGCAGTAACCAATGCGCTTGTATTATCCAAACGAGGAAGTAAATATTGATCGTTAGTACCATCATTTACCCCATCAAAAAGGTCAAATGACTGAACTGAACCTGTGATTGCAGCAGTAAATGTTTGTGCAGATGAACCATATATTGTAGTTGATGACTCTGCTGTACCTGTTGCTGTTTGTGTTCCTGCTGTCGCAGAAGAAACTGTAACTTTACCTGATACTGCGTTTAAAGCTTTATTAGCTTGTGCTACTGCTGAATCATTTGCAACTCTGACGATTTTTAGAGAGTTTGAGTATGCTAAGAAATTCGCAGCCGTAAACCATGATTTATAATTTGCGTTATTTGGTTTGCCAAAAATTGTCACCAGTTCTTCTTCGCTGGAGACTTCTGTGATTTGACCAACAGGTCCTTTAGAAAATCTCCCAACCATAGCACCAATGTTAGTAACTAAGGCCGGAACGCTAGTAGATGCATCAATTTCAGAAATGTTAACGCCAGGACTTACTTGGAATGCCATTTTTTATCTCCTTTGATTAAATTATAAAGTTATTTTCTATTTATTTATAAAAACATTAAACTCACCATAATTACACATTCATGCCATCTGTAGTCCATACATCTCCATCATCATCCACAAAAATATCAGCGGAATTTGATGATGAAATAAATCCAAATGGTAACATATTCTCTTCTAAGTGTCTTAATCTTTCTTCGTATATTTCTTGTCTAGTATCTAAGTCACATAGTTCTTTGAAAAAACTATCGGTTGTCATCCACGAAAACAAAATTAAGGTGTCTACCAAATCATCAAATTTTCCTGTCTCTGCTTCATATTTATGACCTTTAGAAACAAAAGATGTCAATTCATTGATAGTATCAAAATCTTTTATGATTAATTTATCTTCTTCTATTAAACTTTTCATATTCATACAACCAATTTTCTTTGTAGCCTTGGTTGTGCGAATTCCCATAGTTGTTGTTCTTCCTGAAAATCCAGAACTTATACTTTGTCCTTTTCTTGTATCGCTGTTAATACTTATTAGATTCTCATATTCCATATCGTGATATAAGATGTCACTCACTTGTTGGCCAACATCATTTACCTCTATTAATATATAAGCCTCATTATACATTTGAGCAACTCTTCTTATAATAGTTGGATAAACTAATGGAGGGACATTATTAGATCTATAAGTTACAACCTGTGTATATGGAACTTCGGAAGCATCAAAAATAGAAAATGCAGAATAATCACCACCCTTTCCTCTCGAAACATCAACTGTACAAAAATAAGTTTTTCCTTCTTTCGGAAATCCATATATTTTTAAGTTTCCATTTTCTCCAACTTTTCTTGGATTTTTATATGGCATATTTTTCAATTTCGTCACATTTATTAATGTGTTTGTGCTGCCTAAAAATTCCGTATCAAATTCTTGTCTAAACTGTTCTGGACTTGTATTTTTAATTGTAGTTTGTTTCCACTTTTCATCTCGGCCAGGAACTTCACTCCAATGAACAGATATTGGATTATATGTATTTCTTCCTTCTTCTGCGTCTACCCATAATTTATAAAAGTGATTCATTCCTTGTGGAGTAGAAACAATAATAACCTTTGTAGATTGTCCAGATGAAATTGTAGGATACACAGAATTAAAAAACTCTTCGGCAATTTCATTTGGAACAAATGCGAATTCGTCTAAGAAAAGAATGTTATACGAACCACCCCGAATTGCACTTGAAGATGTGGCAGCTGCCAAAACCTTTGCTCCATTTTCTAATTCAATAGAGCCCTTGTTCCAAACCATCACTCCCTGTTGCAACCAATGAGGTAAATTTTCATATGCTCTTTGCAGTCTACTCAACAATTCCCTTGCAGTAGCCAATTTGTTTGCAAGCAATGCAACCGACACATCTTTATTAAAAAGAATATAGTGTAAGAAAAATGCAATACATGTAATTGATTTTCCAGACTGTCTACCAATCTTACAGATAGTAAAACGGTTTTCATTAAAAGAACGTATCATTTTTTCTTGGAATGGATATAACTCAAAATTTACAAGTCCTTTATCAACATTCACAATTTTCATATATGTTTTTACAAAATGCACAGGATCTTCCATACATTTTACATATTCTGCTGCCTGTTCTTCACTCCAATCTATTTCTACTCCAACAGCCTTTAAATTTGGATTGTTTAAATAAATGTCACTACTCATCAGATTTTTCTTCTCTATTTTTTCCTCTTAGAGTCTCTAACAAGTCGTTTGTGTTTCCAACAAAAATAGCATTGTTTGTGACTTTGGCAGGTTTCCCGCCATCTTTTGTGTTTTCAATTTTATTCATAGTGAGTTGTAATTCGATCAAGTCTTTTGTTAACTCGCCAGTTGTTTTCATCAGTTGTCCCGCAACCTCATATGCTCTTGGATGTTCGCTCTCTTTTGCTAATTGAATCAAACTGGCTAAACTCTCCTGTCCCATAGAAACCAAGTCTTTCAATGTATCTCTATGATCGTTATAATCATCAAACAAATCCTGACTTCTTTGATCTCTTGTAGAATATTGTTCAATATTATTTTTTTGTTTTTCGATTATTTCTTTAGATTGTTCTTCAATTTTATTTTCTATTTCTAAATAATCACTCAATTTATCATTCAATGTCTTTTTCATTATTCATCCCCAAAGTAATCATCATAAGTTTCTATGAAAGTATAATTGTCTGTACTCCGCGCATCAATTGGGTCTGTAGTAATTGTACTTTTAGAAAACTGTGTAGTCTGATCTGGTAATCCTTTTACATTTGTAGTTGCAGTTCTAATAATTTTTTGTTCTCTTGGTAATCCATATAGATAACCAGACATATTAAATCCTAATGTCCAAATGAGAGCTCTTCTAGATATATAGTCGCCTTCATAATCATCAGAATAATCTACAGACTCTAATGTAAGAGCTGTATCTCTTACGATACCTAGTTCATTTGCTTCTTTAATTGGAATAATAAATGATGGAGTAAAATATGGAAGAATTTGTTCCACAATTTGCATTGCGTCATCCGCATTTTTTGTCATAATAGAAAGTGTAAATCCAATATCATATGGAACTGGTTGATACACAAGATTCTTCTTATCTGCATCAGAGGAATTTTGTTTTGATAATTTTTTAGTTTTTGGTAATTTTCTATCCGCTGCATAATTAAAACCAGAAATTTCAAAACTCATTCTTGGTAGAACAATTGCTGCATCTCCAGTTGCAGTTACTTTATTAATTCTTGAAAGATATTTTTCTGTCGGCCCATATGAGATAGGAACTCTAATAACTTGTAAAACATTTCCATTCGCGTCAGTTTTTTCTATATCTATATCGTTGAATATAGAACCAAATGCAATCACATAATTTCTAATTGTGCTTCTATAAAAATGTGCATTACCTAACATTAGTAATCCTCACTAAATGGATTTGTTTTCGTAAAGTCAATGACACCATCGACTGTTTGTGGAGACAATGGAATAAGTTGCGTGTCTGGATCTGGTGAATTATCTACTGTACTATCAACCGCAGCTGCCGGTTGTACGGGCGCAATAAAGTTATTATCAATTTCGTTTATTCCAGTATTGATTGTTTCTCTTGCCCATGAGAATAATTCACATGTTAATTGATATACATGCATTTTTCCAAGTTGAAAAAATGGAACCTCATCTTCGACAAACTTAATTTCAAAAACTTTATCTGTTATGGGAAAATATAATAAATCTCCAACTTTTGGTCTTTCAGTTGATGTGACTTCAGTAAATCTACTTATTGAAACAGTTGTAATTAGCTGATCTCTAACTTCCAATCCAAATTTAGATAACATATCACCCTCACCTTCAAACCCATCAACACTCTCTATATGCATTTCTATAGTATGTGTTTCAGTGAACGAACTCAATGTATCTTCATTAAATATTGTATCTTCATTTACAATCTGTCTTGGAACATATATAAAATCTTGTCCATGCATTTGAATCGATTCTATTACTAGATTTCCAATCAAATCCTGTTCAGCCGTAAAGTTGATAGTGTTTATATAAGGATTAGTTGTCATCTTATCCT